AATCGAAGTTGAGAATATAAGATCCTCTGGATCATTTGGATTACGAAATGATGTAATTCCACTAAAACCTCTTTTACAGTTAATAAAACTTATGTCTGTCTTACTTTCATACGTGATTACCTCATCATTTATTTTAATGAGTCCATAATTGTCAGGAAATCCTGTTGTATTTGATACAAAAATAGTTGAGGTTGTTATTCCAGCGTATGCAGTAGTATTTGTTGACTTAACTAAATTTCCACACTCACTTAATTTAACGTATGAATCGATATTTTGAATTAGATCAACTGGGCCACCTTTATATTCTAAACCTTTATAATATTGAGACAGAAAATTTCCAACCAAAGGAAAATCCTCTTTAACATAAGAGGGTAATTGATTTTTAACAATTTGATTTAACTGAACTCTCTTTTCGGACATCTTTTATCGTATGATGTTTCCATTTTTGTAACTTGTTGTTACAGTATATGTTGATCCTGACGGATCAGAACCAGAACTAATCTCATCCACAACCATGTCAACAAAACTACTGTCTAATTGTAAATAAAGATCTTGTAATCCGATGATATCGTTTGACTCAGGTGTGGCTGATATCTCCATAATTTGAACGTTGTCTTTTGTTTTACCTGATACTATATTTATGGGGTCTAAAGTGATGCGTCCTTTCTTATAATCGATTACACCGATATTTCTTCTTTGAATTAAAGGTGTTGATGATCCTTCATTCAATGAGAATAATGATATTTGCCCTTTCTCTGCAGTTGAGTCAGGTATATCATACAAATACACATCAGCATTGATATTTAAAACACGAAAAGCACTTGAACGAATATTAAATCCATTCATTGATCCTACATGAAACTCATTTCCAAAGTCAATTGCATATTCTGCAACCTCAGATGTAGCTAATCGAAGGTCTCTTCTCATCTCAACAGTTGTAATGTTAGATGTAACTGATTCATGACTTGAATCGATAACTTTCAAGAATCGACTATACTTAAATCTTGCTCCATATTTGTTTAATTCTGATGATTCTGCGTAAGCAGTTAAATCTCTTTGTACTTTTGTTGAAACAAAAGATGCACTTGGTGCTAAATTCGTATTGTAGTACACTTTACTATTTGTTTCGATAAACAAATACTTCAAATCGAGTATTTCCGGAACAATTCCTGCTACCGCATACCTTTTTAAGTCTCTTTTTATATTTTGTTTGATAAGATTTGGAACAAAATCACCATTTCTTGGTTTAATACTTATAAAAACCTTTCCATATTGTGGTGGAACAAGATCTTCACCACCGAATACTGATATTGACTCCGTTTCCGGATAAATTTTGTTCGGAATCAGTGTTTCATAATCACCAGCACTTAAAGCTCTGTTCTGAGTGGCATAAAGTTGTGGTGCATACTTACGAATTGAGTCAATACTCTCAATACTCTCACCACCGCTTGATGGTAATACAGTTGAAATCAAAGAAATACCACTTGTGACGAATATTTCGACTGAATTTCTTACATAAGACACACTTCCTGAGAAGGTAAAACTATTAACACCGTTTCCATCGGATCCACTCGTCACAATGTACGTCATTTCAATAATATTTCCATCTTCAAGTGCTTTTCCAAACACTCCATCACCAAAAATAACTTCATATTGCTCACTTTCAGCTTCTTGAATGAAATAAATGTTAGAATTTTTGTTTATTGTTGACTTTGTAACACTATCAAACAGTTCATCTTGTCTTGTATACTTAGTTGACACTGAAGAATCGATTGAAGGACGCACGGTAACGACTAAACTATCTAAATCAATACCAATATTTGGTAAAATAAACTTTTGAAATGGATTTCGAGTTGAATATACATATGATTGACTTAAATATGACCCTTCATATACCTCAATATTGTCAAAACTCGCAATTCCATCAATAACTGATACAGTTATGTCCTCTGGAATACCAAAAACAAACGATTGTCCATTAAATCGACCACCAGTCGTTGCAACAGGCCCTGCTTTGAGCGTTAAATTAGCAGGAGTTGGGGAAACTGATGATATATCTACAAAAAAACTAATATTTGTTCTTGAGGATTTCTTTGATCGAGGAATATAACCAATATTTCTTGCTAATGAGACAACATTTTCACGCAAAGTTGCTGAATCAATGAAAACCTCATTCGATAGCATGTTTGCATTATAAGAAGTGATGTAAGTATTATATGCAAGTACGTCTAAAATCGTTGAAAGGTTCGATCCTTCAAAGTCATAGTCAGTAAAATCTGAATTACTTTGAATGTAATCTTTTAATGATTGTTTGATCTGGTCAAAATCCAGATTTGTAAAGTTTATGAGTGACATTTATCGAGTTGGCAATAGCACGAATTCTAATTCTTGGGGTGGTACATCAATTCCCGTGACTTCATATTGAATAACCACGTTCATTTCGTTATCGTCAGGGTTTGGATTTACCGAAACGTTTAATAAATTCACTCTTGGTTCAAAATTTATGATTGAACTTCTAATTTCATCTTCAATTGCAAGCGCAGATACATCATCTACATTCTCAAAAAGAGATTCAGTGATTCGAGAACCAAAATCTGGGTTGAAAAACTTCTCTCCGGGTTGTGTAAATACGATATTTTTTAATGAACGAGCAATCGCACTTGTATTTTTAAGCCCAATGAGATCGTCATTTAAGGGATTAGTCTTAAATGACATACTTAAGTCCTTAAATTTTCGACTCGCTCTCTCTTGAGGCATCTAAGTATAGTTGATCTAACTTATTTATACCTAAAAATTTGGTATATCGTCAGGTTGTGCCTTTTCTTTCGCTGTTTTCCAAAAATAATTCTCATCATTACCCAAACCGTCACGATCATGACCGTTTTCGACCTGATAGTATACTGTTGAAACCTTAAAATCAGGGTTTTTCGGGTTCGCAGGAGTCAAACTGTTGTCAAAAATGCGTGTTCTGTTGTTCGGATACAAACAAAACTGTCCATTATCGAGTTCAATCAGGTTATGAGACTTATGTTCAGCTGGTTGTTCACTCGTTGAGTAGTCAATCGCATCAGGATCTTGATGATAATTATCAATGGTACAGATATAAGTGCCCGTCTGCGTTCCATAGTCTCTTGTATAGACTTCATAATGCATTGAACCGACGAATTGCTTCTGCACAACCGCCACTCCATAGTCCATACAGTTCCAAAATTGCAGATTATGCAGTTCCATATCCGGCGATGGTTTCTCAGGATCCGAGACGAACGCGGATATTGGTAATTTATCATACATCGCAGCATATTCTGGTAAATATGTTTCAAAATAAAAAGCGCGTCCGGGAATCGACTTGACCGAAACCCAGACACCTTTCACAAATTCACCGTGGCCACTTTTATGATCAGTTAAATATTCCTTTCGCACCCATACTTCATAGGCAGGAAGG